CCCGCAAATGCCCCCACTCCCGCCGGAGATAGCCCAAAAGAAAGAAGTGAACCTGTCAGACAGGTTTATGAAACTTCTGACTCCGAACGAGCAACCCTCCAAGCAATCGCCGAAATAGTGGCTCAAGGGGACAGAAACACAGCACAGCTAAATAGCTGCATTTCTGCTTACGAAAAAGCAATGGAGATCATCAATGGTAAATAGTGAACAACTAAAGAAACTCCACATTGGGGCTGAGTGGGTTGATGCCCTCAATGAAACCTTCAACACTTTTGGCATTAACACACAGCGCCAGCAAGCTGCCTTTATCGGGCAGTGTGGGCATGAATGTGGGCACTTCAAAACCCTTGAAGAAAACCTTAACTATCGTGCTGAAACCCTGATGAAGTTGTGGCCCAGGCGGTTCCCTACTCTTGAGTTTGCTAAACAATACGAGAAAAATCCGCGCAAAATCGCAAATAGCGTGTACGCCAATCGTATGGGAAACAGAGATGAAGCCAGTGGGGATGGCTGGCGTTTTAGGGGCAGGGGTGCTGTCCAATTAACTGGGCATAGCTCGTATTTTCACGCTGGAAAAGCCTTGGGTGCTGACTTTGTGATGGAGCCTGAACTTGTGGCAACGCCTAAGTATGCGGCACTGACTGCTGGGTGGTTCTGGTCAACCCATAACTGCAACAACCTTGCTGAAGCTGCTGATTGGGTTGGACTTACTAAGAAGATCAATGGTGGGACTATTGGCCTGGATGACAGGATTAAGCACACTAATGAGGCTTTGGCGGTGCTTGGTTCCTGAGTTTTCCCCGATTGAATATCTTGTGTTTCTTGAAGAAGTACAAGATGGCTTGGTAGGCAACACCAAATCTTTTGGCAATCTCTTTCTTGCTCACGCCATCTTTCCATAGCGTTATGGCTCTGGACTCGCTGATTTGAGTGGGTTTCCTGCCACTTCCAGGTCTTGCCCCACCCTTAGTCTTCATTCAAGGCCATCCATACCATGATGCAGACTACACCAACGCCCACTGCAACGCCAAGGAACCCTATGGCAAAGACGGCAAAGATGGTTTCAATCACATAACCCCCCGCATTTCCCAACCCAATAAAAAGTAATTCCATCGGGTTGTCATGTTTTGGTTGGCAAACTTCTCGCCATCCCACTCAAGTTCTGATTCTGCATACCCTTTGCCCGTCATAAGGGCGATGAATACTTTTCTTGCTTTCATGCTTGTCCCCTTGCTCTGATGGCATCACCCCATGTACCGCCACCTTCTTTAAGAATGTGGTCTACAAACTTTGCACAGGCTTCACGTTCTTTGGCGGCTACAAGGTTGGCAAAATGCACAATATCTTTATCTGTACAAACAAATAATTCACTTTCTTCACGACTTGTATTTCCTCGTGAAACAAATTCAGCCTCCATAGCCAACGCAATAATTTCATCTTGTGTCATTTCTTCATGTTCCTCACAAAAGCCGCAAAAGACTGCACTGTGTCCCTGCCAAACGCACCAGCAAACTGGTCTATTTCCTTGGCAACTTCTTCAATCACTTCATTCCTAGCGTTGTTCTCAACATAACGCATGATCTGGTGCTTGCGTGACCCTTGCAGACCCCAATCGCCTTGTCTGCGACTAAGTTCATCAAAAGCCTCGTCTTCAGGTTCGCTCATCTGCAATCTCCTGGTCATTGCGCTTAATTTCATGCTTCAAATAGGCCAAGTCAGCATAGGATAACTCGTCTGTTATGTCTTTGATTTGCAAGTTAAAGCGCATCCACTTGACTGTTTTCTCACAGTATGAGATTAAGCCAACAGAGTCATCTGCTTCATGCCATTGGTAGTCAACTTCAATGCGGTCAATCTCTGGATTGAAGTCATCGTCTACCCACTCAAAAGGCACAAATTCAATTGTTTGCATCATTCACTCCTATCTGTTCAATGTCTTGTGCGGCAAGGAGGGCATCCAGGGCCACAGATTTAAGGACTGCAAGGGCACTCTCTGGCAACGATAGATTGAGAGCCTTGTGAGCCTCTACATCCTGCCAGAAAGCGTTTAAACGGGTTGTTTGTTGTTGGTTCATGCGTCAATTCTGCCTTGTCTGACAGAGATTGGAATAGGGATTTACCCTAGCTTACGCATAACCCTTTGAAGCCGCCCAGAAACGCCTTTACGGGTTCCAATGACCTCAATGAAGCCTTTGTCAATCAGTGCCTTGTATCGTGCTGTAACGCTGGAATAGGGCAGGAATGGTAGTTTGGCAAGCACATCATCTGAGATACAACCATCTGGGCCATAGGCTGCAATGGTTTCAAAGACCAAGGACTCCATCTTTGTGGTGTCGATTGCCTGTGCTGCTTGGTGGGAAGTGGCAGGGTCTTCTTTGCGAGACAGTTTAAACGCTGGAGTTCCAAAGAACTTCTCTACTGCACCACCAAACCAAGATTGATCTAATTTTGTCATCATTAACTCCTATTAAAGGGGCCGTAGCCCCGTGAGGTTTATCAGAAAGGCAGATCAGACTCATCAATTACTGCTTTGCGTGGATTAGACGCTGGAGGCTGGGCATCTTTAGGATTGACTGCCAAGCCCATAAACTTGCCATTTTTCCCTTCTTTGACCCATGCACTCAACCAATAATCTACGCCATCAACAGTGATGTTGCCTTTGTAATGTGGAGAAGTTTCTTTTTCTCTTTTATCGTTAGAAAAAAGTACTCCAGAATTGTCTTTACGATTAGCATCCATTTTTAGCCTTTCAAAGATTCGCCATGTTTCTTCAAAGCACTACGCACATTGCTTGGAAGCAATGCCCATAACGCCACCTTTTCCTCCTGGTCATGGATTCCCAGGTATTCTTCATAAGCCCCGATCAAGTCATCTGCGTTGATTCTGTCGGCAATAGCAATCGCAACATCCGCAATGATGTTCTGCCTGTCTTTGGAGACAATGACTCCATCAGTGGGCTTGATGGTCTTCTTGTCTGAGCCAACAGTGCCATCCAAGGCATCATGCTCAACAATCTCAAGGGCAGCCACCCAGAGGTAGCGGCGCAGATAGGTCTGAACAGCGCCTAGGTTCTGCACTTCATGGCAACCCTTAAGGGCCGCTGAAGACATTGGGCTTGTCAGAACGATCTTTTCTTCTGGCTTGTCGTTGTTCACAATCGTCATGCTGGCTTCTTCTTTGCCAAAGCTGATGATGGAAGTCAAACCAATTTGCTTGAAGATTTCTAGTGCTGGGATAACAAAGTCGCCTAACTCAAAGTAGTAGTAGTTAGCAAATTTGTTATGTCCAGATTTCTTGAGTTTGGCCTTGTGAAATTGCTCACGGGCCTCGTTCAGTTTTTGATATACATTCATTCGTGACTCCTGTTAGTAAGATTTAATTTTGTCAGACTTTATTGAGAATTCTATAGGTGTTTTCCCTAATTTGTTCACATTGGGCTTGTGTGATCCACATTGTCAACATAGTGAGTTGGCTTTGAATTGCCTGAATGTCACCCGTGAACCCGCCGTAGTTTTTGTTTAGGCACTTGTGGGACAGTTCCCTGGTCTTGTTTTCGATTGCCATCAGCATGGTTGAGTAATCGTTGAAGTCGCTCATGTTTAACCTTTTGAAATGTTTGTGAAATGTCTGTGTTTGCGTGATTCGTATATACAAATCTAGGGTCTGTGATTGAGACTGATGGGTAAGTCATCCTTGCTGGAATTTTCTTTCTCTTTTTCTGCGATGTATCTGAGTTGGGAAGTGGTGTCCAAATCTCGAAATAGGATGCTATCGCCCTGAATGCCGTCTTCAGCAGAACAATCGGACTCATGTGATAACTCATCGGTGTATTCCTTAATAATGTCTTGCAGTCTGGATTTCATTTTCATGTTGTCCTCACTCATCAAACATTTGTTGAAAAGGGCCATCCATTTTAGCCGCTGTGATCTTGCGTTCATCAAGGGCTTTTTGGACTCGTTCAATTCGCAGGTTGCGATAGTGCTGGAGTTCTTCAATGTCATCAACCCAAGCGGTCTTGACAACATCAAACACTCGTAACTCAGCCCTGCGGCGAACCTTGAGTTCTACTCTGTTCATCACGATGCTTGCAACATCTTCAGCATGATTGGCTTTGATGGCCTCCACCAGAGCCACACTGTCCACAATGGCATCAGCAATGTCTTCTGGGTCTAACTCCTGGACAATCGCCCAGCACTCGTACTTGAATTTTTCCTCATCAGTTGGCATTTGTAACTCCTGTTGACCACTGCCAAATAGCAGTGATAGGACTGTCGCACAGAAAAAAGATGCAGGGAATAGGTGTTTTCCCTAGTGCATAAAACTATAAATACCATCATACTGAGGTTTTTGGAGACAAGCAAATGCGTTTAAACCTCACCCATCGGAGCCTTTTGAAGCGGTTGTCTAGTGGCCCCAGGACAATGATTGACCTTACCCATGCGGCAACCGACAACAATTCTGTATCGTTCCACTATCAAAGATACCTACCTGAGTTGGAAAGATTTGGGTATGTCATCAATCACGATCAAAAGTGGCATCTGACAGAATATGGGCGTATGGAGATGAACAGGGTAATCAGTGGTGCAGCCATGAGAATTGAGAATGGGTCTGTCAGGGAACCCTATGATGGCAAGGAACTACGTAGGAATGTGTTTCGCAGGGGTTGTTACGACTTCTTACAACTTCCTAGCAGGTTTGGAGATAGTTTTGTACCCAGGAAAACCCCTACTTGACAACCTGTTTTTTTATGGTGTACATTTCGTTCGTCAAAAGCGCTGACCCGCATAGACGAAACATGAGGCCATTTACTCATGCGTTCACCCCGAAAGGGACAGTGGGTCAGCACTGGAACGCAGTAGTAAGTGGCCTTTTGCGTTCTTGATCGTACTCCACACGATAGCAGAGCGTTTGCATGGACGGCTTGGAAGAAAACACCGCACACAAGTACACCCCTTGTGCAAAATGTGACCAGCGTTGATTTGGCGACTGGTAAAGCACACAGTACATCGGTGGTAAACAAGGCTGTGTGTATAAGCGAACAAATCCGTCAAGCGCACTTGGGGCTTTTTTAGTTTTTCAATCTTAATAGGAGTCAATAATGAACACTGACAAGTCTGGAGAGGGAAGGATACTCAGTCTATCCACCCTTGGAGAACCTATGTCTGAACAAGAGTTTGAGGACAAAATGAACACCTACGAGTTGGAAGACCGATATGCAGAGTACATTGAGTCACACCACCCTGTTGGTAACAATCATGTCTTGATAAGACTGATGGAAAGAGGGGATTATTATGAAGACTTCAAAGAGTACATGATGAGTGGGGGCAAATGATGTTTGAAGACTTTTGGAAGTCATGGCCTAGTAGTCCCAGAAAAGGGGCTAAATCGGCCTGTAAGAAGGTTTGGGACAAGTCGTACTGCGATACCCAAGCAGACCAGATAATGAAGCACCTAGCCTGGATGAAGACCACAGAGCAGTGGCTAAAGGCAAATGGGGCGTTTATCCCTGCTCCCTTGGTGTATCTGAACCAACAACGCTGGGATGGCGCAGAAGTGCCTGAAATGGCGTTTAAACCGCTTGTAGACCCTGCCCTAGCCAAGATCAAGGCAGACATTGCCAAAGCCTCTCCAATGCCCGATCACATTAAAGAGCGTTTGGCTCAATTAAGGCGGCAATGAAAGTTTTGCCTATAAAACCATTTGAGGCCGAACCCTGGATTCTGAAAAAACATTATGCCAAGCGGATGCCTCAAATAATTCATGCTTTTGGTTTGTATGACACAAGGCTAGTTGGCATCGTGACTTATGGATTGCCAGCTAGTCCTTTCCTGTGCATGGGTGTGTGTGGGCCAGAAAACAAAGACATTGTTTTGGAGTTAAACCGCCTTTGCATTGAAGATGGGCTGAAAAATGCCGCATCTATGCTTGTCGGTCAAAGTCTGCAAATGTTGCCAAAGCCAAGCATTGTGGTTTCCTATGCCGACACTGAAATGAACCATGTTGGGTATGTCTATCAGGCAACAAACTTCATTTTTACTGGAACAACAAAAGAACGAACAGACATGGCTGGACTTGATGGTAAGCATTCAAGGCATAATTTTGGAGATTCTGAAAATAGAATAAATCGCAGTGCCAAGCACAGATATATTTATTTTGTTGGAAGTAAGAAACAAAAACAGACCTTAAAAGACCAACTGCGTTATGAAATCCAACCTTACCCAAAAGGCGAATCAGAAAAATATAACGCTGGAAGTTCTGTAAAAACTCAGGAGTTATTATTTATATGAACAAGACCCAAGCCCATGAAATCCTTGAACAACAAAAACAAGGTTTTGCAGTCTCGCAGTATCTTGTCAACAGAGCCTTGTTTGTATCAGGAGACCTTAGCATGGCTTGTTCACCTTGCCAAGCAACCTGGGTGGAAAGCACAGGCATGGCACAGGGCCAAGGAATTAGAGAGTTGTTCTACCCATTTGTGGATTGGAATAACAACAGATTTGACGAACCACATGAAAGCCCAATATGAAAAAGAATGATGATGAAATAAAATTATCGCTTGAAAAACGATTAGCACAGCAAGAGCAGGAACATAAGCCTGTAGATGATGATATTGCAGCCATCATTGCTGCTCAAAAGATGTTAGATGCAAAACCAGTGCCCAAAGGGTCTTTTAATGTTTATGCAAAAGGCTTGTCAAATGCACAAAAAAAGATTTTGTTTGGCAATAAATAAAAAAGGAGAGTTATTTTGATATACCTTGGGCTGGATCCGGGTTCCATATATTGCGTGACTTGCTACAACTTCATGGCTCATTGTGAGTGTGACTATGAGTGAGGCAAACAATGGCCAAAATACACCTTAGCCCGCATCAAGCCTTCATGCTCAAGCACTTTGCCTTGGGCTGGAAGTTCAAGCTGGTCAACAAGAAGCCTGGCTCATGGAATACATATTGGTCACTCAGGCGCAGAGGTTTGGTGAACTCGGGCAGCATATTGACGGATATTGGCAGGAAAGCCTTGAGGGATAACAAATTGGAGACAACATGACTAGAGATGAGATTGTGAGCATGGCTAAAGAAGCTGGTTTACTAGGAGGCCCTGTATTTACCCAAGGACTTGAACACTTTGCCAAGCTGGTGCGAAACGATTACAGCAACAAACACGCCCAGTTATGGCTAAAACGCATTGATGAGGCTATTCAGACCGAAAGAGATGAGTGTGCAAAAGTGTGTGAGTTGCTTCCACTTGAGTGGGAAGATCAGCCAAACATAGCGCAGGCAGAGCTGGCAACCAAAATGGATTGCGCCCAAGCAATTCGCGCAAGAGGCGGGGAAAAAGCCCGCATAAAAAGATTAGAAAAATATTTAATAAGACGCACCATCACCATATGAAATACTCACTTTATGTTATTGATAACAAAGAAGTCATGGCAGAGGAATTGTTGCCAGCTAAAAATCAAACAAAACTCAAGATGAGGGTTAATCAATGACTATTTACCTTGGGCTGGATCCGGGTTCCATATCCGGCGCAGTTGGTGCATTGGATTCAAATGGCGATTATTTGGACTCTTTTATGATTGAGCATAAAGATAAGAATATATTGCCCCTTGTTTTCAAAAACATGGTGTTAAGGTGCATTGACCCAAGGGAAGGTGCGGAGATTTGCATGGAATCAGTGCATTCAATGCCAGGGCAAGGGGTTGCCAGCAGTTTTCAGTTTGGCAGGGCTGTAGGTGTTATCTCAGCCGTTGCTGAATTAACAAATTACCCTTTCCATTTGGTAACGCCTCAGAAATGGAAAAAGTATTTCCACCTGACAAGCGATAAGAACGAAAGCTTAGACCTTGCCCGATCATTTTGGCCCGAAGCCAAGTTGACCAGAAAAAAAGATGGAAACAGGGCCGAAGCATTATTAATCGCACTATATTGGCGAGAACAGTTGAATGGCAAACAAGATAAACCCAAACCGAACCCAGACGGACTTTAAACTGGATTTAAGCCCCGAACAAAGGGCCATCCTAGAATTGATCGGGAATGGGAACATGACCCAAGGATTGAAGGTTGCCATCGACCAAGCGGGCCACTTTTATAATTGTGGGCTTGACCCAGAAATGAACCTGAATTTTGTGGGCCTTGTCACTACACTGCCAAACCAAGATGATGATTGACCTAAAAAATGCCGCTAGAAGGGCTTAAAAGGGGCCTAGAAGGGCTTGTTTTTCTGAGGGTACATAGGGCAAGGGTAAAAGGGCTTACAAGGGCTTAAAACGGGCAAAGAAAAACCCGCACTTGGCGGGTCTTAGTTAGTGGTTGATTACTTTTTGCGGGTTAGGATGCGAAGGATTAGAGCAAGGGTGGCATAAACCATGGTTTAACCCGTCAATCCAATGATTAACCAAAGGGCAACAAAACACCCGCAACACACCCAGCACACAATTTTATCGATGGCTTCCATAATCACACCTATTAAACCCCGGAAAATGCCGGGAAGCATCCTAAGCGCAGCGCATAGGCCAAAACACACCAGATAAGATGTGTTTCAGTTTATGCGCTATTAAATATTGCAACACCCGCAGCATGGCGCATCAATGCATCGGCCCCCCTTGTTTTGGTAATAGTCCTTACCCGCCACATTAAAAACGTGGGAAATGTATCCCGGTTTTGTTGCGGTTCGCTGGGCAAAATACACCCCCATATCATCATGCTCGCATAACCATGCTTTGCGGGTCGATGTATCAAATTTAATGGTATCGCCCGGGTAAATAGGCGAACCCGATACGCTGCAGCGGCCCGGGTATTTTGCTTGCATTACTTTATGCATAGTGGATCCCCTTAATTTGAGTAAACCCGGAAAAATCGCGCTTTGCTTTGCCCTTTGCATACAATGCAACAACAACGGCCTTGGGTTCGATGTGGCGCACATCGGTGTTATCGCCGTCAATCACGGGCCATCCCCTAAAATTGTCCGGGATATCCCCTTGTTTTTGAAACACCACGGCGACACGAGAATTATTAGGATTAGTCAATCCCTTGATTGATATGGGTTTTGGGGTAATCGCGCTAAACGAATAAGTTAAATCATAATTTCCGGGTGTTTTACCCACAAGGTTCCGGCCCGGGTGTTTTGTATAGTCATAGAATTGGACATCGGGAAACAATTCGAAGATATTTTTGCCATCATGGACAATCAAATTCTCGAAAGGGATATCCGATGTGCCATTAGGCCGAACCAAAGGGATAAAACCTAGTTTTTGGGCCTTGTTTTGTAATGTCCACACATCCGCCGCCAAAGACAACAAAAACGATTGTTGTTGATCATAGTAAAAACGGGTTTTGGCTATTCGTGCGTTTTGTACGCTATTGAACGCACCCCGGCCCGCCGATTCTAGGCAACCATGCATGCACCCAGCCAGCGCAGCCATGGCGCAAATAGTGTGATCGGGTTTTAGGTAGACAATCCCGGTTAAGTAACCAATGGATTCGCCCTTGATTGTCTTAGCGGATGATTCGCCTAGAATTGTTTTGTAGGTCAATCCTAGGGTTTTGATGATGGTTTTGTACGGGTTATTCATTGTGTGACACCTATTAAAAAGTAATGAACGGGTTTTTATGCGCGATAAACCGCATATGATCGGATCGGACTGCGCTTGTTCGTGTGCTTTGCCACTAGGTCGATTTTGATGCCCTTAGAATCACAAGCGCTATAAAGCAAGTTTAAATCACAATCTTCTTCAAGATAAGCACTAGACCCGCGCATATAAGAATATGTGCTTATTTGATTGTCAATCCCTAGGTCGATCAAGGTTTTGCGCTTGATAGACACCCAGCCATGGCCCGGATCGGTGAAATAGTTTAATTTGAGAATATTCATTGTGACACCTATTAAATTGATTGAATGAAGCACTAGGTTTGTTGTCCTAGTGCACTAATAATAACGCTGCTAAACATGCTTTGATATAGGGACAAACCCTATGTTCCCCCATTATTTATATAGGTACTTACCCTATGAACCATAAAGTATTAGATAGGATAATTCTATCGGTGCTTGATTGTTGTTAGGGATTTACTATCAGGGATTTTCTAGGTGGTGCGGTAAGGGTGCTTATGCAATTTACGCATAACCTTCCGACCGGTCGGTTAATTAATCTCAGGGTTTCCACTACCTAGGGTTTACCCTTAAGGGTTTGTAGGGGGGGGAGGGGGTGGTCGTGGTGTGAGAGATTTTGTGGTACCTCCTATCCACAAAAAAGGTGAAATTGTACTTTGCTCAACAAAGACTCCCATCCACAAGAAAAGCCAACCTAGGATTACCTACAAAAATGACTAGCTTTTGTTGGGAAGGAAGAAGGTGCTACAGACGGGTGGTGGTTGGTAACAGACGAGTTCAGGCACCCGTGTAGGGTTAGTCTTCTTTTCAGAAGTGAACCTCTTGTTTATCTAAGCTAACCAGTATCTTGTTTGTCAGACAAGTGGCTCAGACTACATTTCCTGTTCACCTTGCCATGATTCATCCCGAATGATGGGGGGTTACTTAAGAGTCGCCTGACTCGCTACGATTATCCTAATTGGTCGGTTCCACCGCATAGAGGGCTGGGTGATGGCCCCGTGAAGAATGTACTAGGGTTTACCCCACTTGTCAAACAAAAGAAAGTGAGTTACATTGTTGTTGCCAAGACGCATGGGGATTGACTCTGAGGATTCTTGGGGTGCTAGACAGTCCCCAGTCGTGTTGGTGTGAAGCATTGAAACAGAGTAGATCATGTGTTCCCACTGAACGACATGGCGAAGCTGGCGGCTAGAACTGTGGTGAAACCGTCCACCAACAACTAACACGCATGGGGATTGTCCTCTGCTTAGCGCCTTATAAGCGTCCGGACGGGCAAGTCAGTCCCCAGCCGTGTTGGATGGTTCATGTGGTTGCCGCCTCTGTGGAGTTTTTGCGCCACCGCTGGTAATTCCTCCCCAACAACCTATACTACTTCCATAACTGGGTAAAGTATGAATGTGATTGATGCACTGCCAAGCAACCTAAAGAAAAAAGGTCGCCCCAAGGGGGCTGTGAACAAGAAGTTCACTATGGCAACCTATGCTGAAAGACCTGCGGCTCTCC